GATGATGAAATAAGCACATCAGATTATGCAGTATTTACTAATGCTTATACTATTAGAAAAGATGGTCAGGCTTATACTTACGGAACAGGAACAGCAGCGAATACATTCGGCTTAGCTGTCCAATCAGTAACAGGTATAAGTTCGGGTAATGTAAGTATAGACGGTAGTGGAAATATTACAATAGCGGATAACTCTCTTGATAGTATTACTAATGCAACTATAACTATTAGAATTACTGACTTACAAAGGGCTTACACAATAACAGATAGAGTTATATCTTTAACTAAAGCAAGCTCAGGAGGATCGGGTTCTTCTGGAGTAGCTGCAGTCGCAATAAAACTAACTCCTGATAGTCATGTAGTTTCTTATGATATCGATGGAAATGAATCAACTACTATTGCATTTACTACTGCGGTACAAAATAGTTCTGTATTATCAGGAACAGCTTATTATCAATTCTTAGTAGATGGAACAAGTAAACAAAATGGTACATCTTCTACTTATACGCTTGCAGATGGAGACGAACCTGCAAATGGCGCACATATTAACGTAAAAGTACAACTTAGAGATGGAGGTACAGGCGGTGATATAAAAGCAACAGATACTGTTGGTATATTCGGAGTTAAATCAGGTACAGACGCTTATACAGGAATAGTTACAAATGAGGCGCACACTTTACCAGTAACTACAGCTGGAGCCATAACTTATACAGGTTCTGGAACAGATATACGAGTATTTAAAGGAAGTACCGCACTTACACATAAAGATTCAGGTACGCCAGGAAGTGGAGAGTTCCAAGTAACTGTTGCTAGTGATACAAATATAACAGTTAATGCTTCACCAAGTACTGTAACAAAGGCTACAACTAATGATACTAGAAGATATGGTGTAGCTTCTTCTCTTTCAGCAGATACAGCAGAAATTGAATTTTCTATAAATTGTGAAAATAAACAAACAATTACTAAAAATCAAACTTTCTCTAAATCAAAACAAGGAAGTACAGGAGATACTGGAGAAGGAACTACTACAGTTTATATACTTGTAACTGGATATACTGCCCCATCAACACCAAGCGCAGGAACATCAAATCCACCTTCAGGGTGGCAAGCAACTATTCCTACTGCAGCTTCTGGAAAGTTAATTTGGTATAGTATAGGAACACACCCTTCAGGAAGCACTACTTGGACATGGGGAGCCCCTCAAGTATATATTGGGGATTTTGACTACACACTTCCAGGTATATTTGATAATGAATGGAGTCTTAATCTTACTGGAACTGGATTAGGTGTATTAAACTTAACTACTAATGATTATTTAAATAGTCAAGTAGCTACTCCTACATATACAAGCGGAAGTGGACACCCTAGCGGTACAGCACCTAATGGCTCAACTTATATAGAAACTGGAACTACCCCCGATACTTTATGGATTAGTAATGGCTCTGCTTGGATTGAACAAGGATTAAATACAAATACTACTTATGATGCAGAAGACTTTAATATTACAGATTTAGATGGTTATAGCGCAGCCGCATACGCTAATGGCAGTATGACCAATGCACAAGCGGTAGCTGCATTAGGGTTTACTCCTTACAATGCAACAAACCCATCAGGTTATAATAATTATGTTTTACCGAGTAGTATACCAACAGGAGTCACGTATAGCGGTGGAACTTTATCAGTTGTAACTGGTGGAGGAACAACAAATACTACAATACCAGATACAAATACTACTTATTCAGCAAGTGACTTTAATATTGTAGATTTAGCTGGTTATAGCGCAGCCGCATACGCTAACTCTAGTTTAGGTTGGGGTGCTATTACTGTTACTGCAGGATCTATGGTAGAGTCCTGGAGTACAGAGGATCAATCAGCTTATTTACCTAATACTACCACTCAAACAGGTACATTAAGTATTGTGCACCCATCATCAGGACAATTTGATGTAACCTATACTTGGACTAGAACAGGACTAAATATAGGTGATGGGTCAGGTGGGGGTTTCGCCTTGACTAATACAGGAAGTGGAAATGATGCATGGACATATGGAGACGCTTCAGGAGAAACTGATAATGCATTTGGTTCAGCTGCAGCCTCAAAATTTATATATGTTCAACATACAGCTAGTGGTAAAGAGATCGCTATACAGGCTTTTGTAACAGACTTATCTAATTTAGGAGGTTGTTTATTACCGGGAAGTATGATTAAACATTCTAATGGAGAGACTCCTATTGAGGAAATAGAAGTAGGTACAAAAGTTATTGCATATAACGAAACTACGGGTGAAGAAGTAGAAGCAGAAATATTTGATAAAGCTCCTCATAAAGCAGATTTTTATTATAAAGTTAATGATTTAAAATTAACTTCAGGACACCCAATTTGGGCAAATGATGGTTGGTCTTGTGTAGACCCAGTAGAATATAAACGAGAGTGTATAGCATACGGGCACACATTAGACTTAGAGCCTAATAAACTAGGAGTTGGAGATGTACTGTATAACGGAACTTTAGTAGAGAAAATCGAAAGAGTTGATGAAGCAACAGAAGTATGGAATATAATAATTAAAGATATTCATACTTATATTGCTGATGGTATTCTAGTCCACAATGGTGGCGGCGGTGGTGGAGGTAAATGTCTTACTCCTGCTATGTTACCAGAGGGATTACAAATCGGAGATGAAGTAGATAGTCCAACAGGTAAAACTACAGTAGTAGATATAATACATAAACAACGAGAAGGATACTATATATTAGAAAATGAATTAGAAATAACAAATGATCACCCTATCTTAATTGATGGAGAGTGGATACTTGCAGAAGAATATGCAGGTAAAAAAGAGTACATAGATAAACCTACAGAGGTTGTTTATGTGGAAACAGAAAACGAATTATTAACTGTCAAAGGTTGGACAGTTGGAGGAAAATACTAATGGCTGCGAGTACAATAATAACAGCAAGTAATGGGTGGAAGACAAGACCTTTATTAGAATCAGACTATAGCTTTTTTATGGAAGCTTTTTCTGATTATCCTTTAGGAACTAAAAGTTATAGAATACGACAGAATAAGTTTTCTGGGTGTATTCATAATAATAGTTTATATAATGACTCTATTATTAAGACGGGAAAAGTTACACAAGCAGATGGAGTTCAATCACAAGGAGTTATAAGATGTTACGTTACTGAAAGACCTGATGGAAATGCAGTAAGTATTAGATTATATATTTTTCATGAAGCAAACCTTATGGTTATAAGATCCATGGTTGTACACCCAACTTATAGAGGAAATGGATATGCTAAAGACGCACATGGTATAGGTGTAGGACTTTGTAGAGAATTTAATATTGCAAAAGTTCGAGCATGGTTAGAAGCTACTCCGACTTTTCCAGCAATGACTCCTATGAAAGCTAGATATAATACAGCAGGTATAAATCTTGATATGTCTACTGATACAAATACAGCAGACGTTGATGGTGGAGAAAGTATTAAAAAATTAGAGGCTACTGATACACAATTTGAAGCTCTAAAAAGTAATACTAGTGGTTGGGCTGATGTAACATATACAGTTTCAAGTAGCTAAGAAATTTATAACCACTAATTTTTGGTTACGTTTCTCGGGATTATATAAGCTGGGTTAAAAGTCTCAAATTCAATCCACGTTCCAAAAATTGTTCTTGACATGAACCTCGATTTTTGGTATAATTTCTAAATAGGAGTATAAAAAGATTATGGCAGCAGGAACTTACGATATAGTTATCGATCAAGGTTCTGATTTTGCAATAGAAATTGCAGTAAGTCAGGACGGAACAGCAACCACGCTCGGTTCTCATACCGCGCGGGCACAGTTGCGTCCAAGTCCTTCTAGTTCAACTAAGACAGCGGACTTTACTTGTGCAATAACTAGTGCAAGTGACGGGAAGATAAAAATGTCCCTTACTAATAGTCAGACCGCAGCTATATCTTCAGGGAAATACTATTATGATTTAGAATTAGTCAATACTACCACAAGCGTGGTAAACAGACTACTTCAAGGGGTGGCTAGAGTAACACCAGAGGTAACTAGATAATGGCAACAACATTAACAATTACACCCCAAACTACAAGCATATCTGCAACAGCCAATACTACTACTTTGACAATTTCGTCAGCAGTAGCAGGATTAGCAACAGATGCAGCAGGAGTATCTTTTTCTAACGCGGCGCGTACATTAAGTACCGCCAATAATGTAGAAACTGCACTTTTGCAATTAGCAGATCAACTCTGGGTACAAACCACAGCACCTACAGCTAGTACAACTAATCTAGCAGAAGGTGACTTTTTTTACGATACTGACGATAATCAGTTAAAGATCTATCGAGAAACATCTACGGGAACATATGAATTTGTCCCTATAATGATAGGAAATGATTCAGCGAACTCAGACACGATAGACGCAGGGAGCTTTTAAGCTCATATAGGAAAGAATAATGGCACAAGTTATTAAAATCAAACGAAGTACGTCTACTTCAGCGCCGGGTTCTCTGGTAGCTGGTGAGTTAGCGTATTCTTCGAATTCGAATAAGCTATTCATTGGTCATCCTTCTTCAGAAGCAGTAACTGCTATCGGTGGTGCCGTATACGTAGAGATGTTAGACCACTCTGCTGGTACGTTAACAGCAAGCTCAGCAGTAATTGTAGATTCTAATAGTAAGATTGATCAATTAAAGTCAGGCAACATTGTTGTAACTGGCTCATCGAATACAATTAGTACTTCCTCAGGGAATTTAACTATTTCTCCAACAAGTAACTTAGTAGTTACTCATGGTGGCACAGTTGATTTCTCAGGACAGGCTAATTCAGTTACAATGCCTGATAATCAGGCAGCAGCAGTTGACTTCAACGAAGGCGGAACTTCATACCTTAAATTTGTTACTACAAACTCAGGTGAGAAAGTAGTATTTGGTAAGAATATTGAATCTGCTCAAATTGATGTTCAAAGTGGAAATCTTTTAGTTGGTACTGATAAGTTTACCGTAGCCTCTGGCTCTGGTAACACAGTAGTAGCAGGAACTTTTAATGGACAAGGAGCAGCAGACTTTGATTCTACACTTAATGTAGATGGAAATGCAACTCTAAATGGAAACGTTACTTTAGGTAATGCTTCAGGTGATGCAATTACTGTAACAGGTACTGCAACATTTACCCCATCAGCAGACTTTGACGGAGGCTTAACAGTAGCCGGTTCTCAGACTATTGATATGGGAGCTAACAGAGTTCGTAATATTGCGACTCCAACAGCAAGTACTGATGCAACAACTAAAGCATATGTAGATAGTGTTAAACAAGCACTAGATATTAAAGATTCCGTTAAATTAGGAACAACAGCTAATCTAACAGCCACTTATAATAATGGTTCTTCAGGAGTAGGCGCTACTTTAACAATGGACGCAACAGGTGTTGTTACCATTGATGGAACAGCTACTGCACTTAATGATAGAATCTTAATTAAAGATCAGTCTACAGCAACACAAAATGGTATTTACTATGTATCAACAGCAGGTGCTGTTGGTGTAGCAGGAGTATTTACTAGGGCAACTGACGCAGACCATACTGATGAAGTATCGGGCGGAATGTTCTGTTTTGTAGAAGCAGGTTCTGCTAATGCAGATAACGCATACGTTCTAACTTCAATAACTGGCTCTGCAACAATGGGCTCTTCAACACTAACCTTTACACAGTTCTCAGGAGCTGGTCAGATTACAGCAGGAAACGGTCTTGCTAAGTCTGGTAATACAATAAGCTTAGGTGTTGATGATAAAACTATTGAGATCAGTTCAGACGCAGCAAGATTAAAAGGAATCACAGCAACTGCAAATGGAGACTTACTCTACGGAGCAAACGGCTCAGATGGTGGATACGCAAGATTATCAATAGGAACATATGACTCAACGAATAGTGTAGGACAATTACTCCAAGTTGGAGCGTCCTCAACAGTTACATGGTCTAATACATTAGATGGAGGTACATTCTAGTGGCACAGGTTATTAAAATAAAAAGGTCAGAAACAGCGGACTCGGCACCCAGTACCAGTGATTTAGCCACCCATGAGATCGCAATGAACGTAGCTGACAAAAAGATTTATACAAAAAATGCATCAGGCAGTATCGTAACGGTGGCGTCACATTCAGATAGTGATGTGACAGAAGACGATATTTTAGCATTAAGTATAGCATTAGGATAGCAACATGGCATCAGCATTTAAAACAGCAACCTCGGCAGACGTAGGTACTTCATTAACTACAGTCTACACTGCCCCATCAAGTACAACCTCAACAATAATAGGACTGTATTTGTGTAATCAAAGCGGTGGACAAATAGAAGCTACTTGTCAGATGTACGATACAAGTGCATCGGCACATATTAGCTTAATTCATAGTTCACCAATACCAAGTGGTTCGACTTTAGTATTAGTCGGTGGAGATGGTAAAGTAGTTTTAGAAGCTGGGGACATAATAAAGGTTCAAAGCAACGTTGCAAGCTCGATAGACGTGGTTCTATCGTATCTGGAGCAGACATAAGATGGCACTCATAGGTAAACAAATGGCATTAGTAGCTACGCTAGAGGCTAATGCTGTAGGTACTACTGAGATAGTAAGTAACTCGATTACAGCTAGTGAAGTCGCTGCAAACGCTGTTGGTACTTCCGAAATCGCTGTTAACGCAGTCGGCACTTCAGAAATAGCAACAAACGCGGTTGGAGCAGCTCAACTACAAGATGCAGCAGTTACATCAGTAGCAGATAATGCTATTACAGCGGCAAAAATAGCCGCAAACTCAGTAGACTCAAGCGAATTAGTAACGGGTGGTATAGATACTATCCATATAGGAAATTTACAAGTAACAGCAGGTAAAATAGCTGCAAACGCTGTTACCTCAGCAAAAATAGCTGAAAACGCAGTAGACTCAAGTGAAATAGCAACCAATGCTATAGCAACACTTCAAATAGCAGATAACGCAGTCACAAGTGTAAAAATAGCAGAAAATAATATTACTGCAAGAGAAATCGCGGAGAATATTATTACTGTCGCACACTTGGCAGACGACGCAGTAGAAACTGCAAAAATTGCAGACCTTCAAATTACAACTGCTCTAATAGCAAATAACTCAGTTACAGTAGCGAAGATACCTGATGGTACAATCCTTACTGCAACATTAGCGGATAATTCAGTTACATCAGCTAAGATAGTTAATGGAACTATCGTAACAGCAGACTTAGCGGATAACTCAATTACTTCTGCTAAAATAGTAAACGGCACAATCGGGACAAATGATATAGCAAATAATGCTATTCTAACCCAACATATAGACGATGATCAGGTTACGGGAGATCAAATAGCAGCTAATGCAATTGCTTCTGCTCACATAGTGAACGGTACAATCGTAACAGCAGACTTAGCAGATAATTCAATTACTTCAGCTAAGATTGTAAATGGAACTATTGTAAGCGCAGATATAGCAAATAACGCTATTCTAACACAGCATATAGACGATGATCAAATTACAGGCGACCAGATTGCGGCGAATGCAGTAACTGCAAGTGAGATCGCAGCAAACGCTGTAAGTGCTAGTGAGCTTAAGAGTGATGCCTTATCGGGGCAAACGTTCTCTGGTAA